TGAATTGTTTTCTGTAGGATCTGAGTTTTTTGAAAGTAGTAAATAAGAGAGAAAAAGTGTAATAATAATATAACAAAAATATAAAAATATGTATAAGCAGAAAGGATCAACATTTTACAATGATTTAAAACCACCATTTAAAGCAAAAGGTGGAGTTAGTCCAATGAAGAGCATAGGCGCAGGAATAGGTGATATTATAGGTTCTTTTGGTGCTAAAAAAAGAGCTGCTAAAGAATTAAAAGGAGCACAAGCAGAAGAAGCTGGAGCAAGAGAAGCTTATATGAATATGGACTTTTCTAATCCTTACGCAAACATGGAGAATACAGCAGAAGACTTAACTGTTAATCAACAAGCAGCTGATTTAGCTAAACAGCAATTCCAACAGTCACAAGCTAATATTTTAGGTTCAATGCAACAAACTGGTGGAAGTTTTAACGCTGGTAATATACAAGCTTTAGTTGGAGCTGGTCAACAAGCAGCGGCGGCTACAGCAGCAGACATAGGAAAACAAGAACAAGCTAATCAAGCAGCGGCAGCACAACAAGCAGCTAGAAATCAAGCTATGGCAGCTCAAGGAGAAGCAGCAGCTCAAGAGGCAAAAAGAGGTCAAACAGAAACATTGTTTGGTATGTCTCAACAAAGACTAGGTGCAGCTGAAGCAGCAGACGCAGAAGCTAAAGCTATGTTAGGTAGAGGTATAGGTGGTGTTATTGGTGGAAGTATAGATTTAGGAACAAAAGCACTTATGGCAGGTTCGGACATTAGATTAAAAGAAAATATTAAACACATCGGATATTCTAAATCTGGAATACCTACGTATGAATTTAAATACAAAGGATGTGAAACGATTTGGTCAGGTACTATGGCTCAAGATTTAATTAATTTAGGTATACAAGACGCTGTTGAATTAATGGACAATGGTTACTATGCCGTTGATTATAATATGATAGACGTTGATATGTTACCTTGTAAATAAAATAATATGGCAGTAAACAAAGAACTATTAGAAGCTTCAGCAGCTAGAGCTGCGACACGTAAAAACCCAGCGGCACTTCCTGGTCTTCAAAAGGCTGACGATGCTTTGAATGAGTATTTTGATTATAAAATACAAAAGAAAAGAGAGCAGCAAGATCATGAAGACGAGCTTAGAAAACAAAAGGAACTAAGAGAAGATGACGCTGAGTATCAAGATTATTTAAAGACACAAGACACTTTAGAAGAAGTAAAAAATCCTGATAACTCTCCTTTGGCTTATAATGCTGGGCTAGTATCTGCCGCGGCGGATCTTTATCAATCAAGAAGATATGCTAACAACGCTATGGGTAGAGCTTTAGCACAAGCAGGTAAAAACATAGATGGTAGTATAGAAGATTATTATAATGAAAAAGAACTAGAAAAAGAAACTGCTGAAGAAGAAGCTAGATTAGCAGAAGAAAAAGCGCAACTAGAAAAAGACAGGCAAACACAAGTCTTAGATAGTTATATATTACAGAGCGGTGAAAACAATATAAGTCAACATGGTACAGACATGTATAATAGTGTTCAAGATCAAATGTATGATTTAAAAAATCAATACTTAGATGCTTACAACATGGAAGACGGGCCTGAGAAAAATAGGCTTATGAACGACATAAAAATAAAAATGCAAGGGCTAGATAATAATCTTACAAATCATAGTACTCACTTGCAGTCTTATAAAAATAGTATAGAGAACGATGCTTATTCTAGTGTGATGGAAGGTACAGATACTAAAAATTTAATGGACGCTTATTTTACGCAAGGATCAACAGTTCAATACCAAGGTAAAGAATATAACTTTGAAAAAGCAGTAGACACTAGCGGTGTAAAAATGATTTTAACAGATCCAGCAACTAACGAACAAATAGTACTAGACCCAAAAGAACAGTTTGCTAGTACTAATATGTTTGCTAAAACAGATGGCGCTGCTATGAATTCTGTTTTAAATCAATTACATAAAACAGCATCTAAAGGAAGTAGTGAGACGTTGAGTCAAATAAACAACGTAATGAGAACTATATTAAAAGATAAGAACGAATTAGTTTCTTATGCTAATGACACTATACCTGGAAGAGGTAAGAGTATGCGTGATGATTTTAACGATATGTTTCCTAATGGTATAGAAGACAAAGACGGTAATATGATACCTGTTGCAGACATATTTAATCCAAACTCTGCTTGGTTCAAACAAAACAAAGGCGAAGATATACTTAGAGATTTAACTACAGATTATTATACTCGTGTGGCAATAAATGGCTTTAATAGCTACGCTAAAAAAGACGCTCAAATAATAGGCATAGAAGGTTCTGATAATTTAGGTATAGATAATTACAGCGAAACTACTCTAGGAATTAGTAAAGAAGAAGGTAATAAGTTTAGACAATGGGTTAATGCTAATTATCCTGACTACGCTAAAAAAATAAATTTAAGTAAAGAAGGTCCAATGAACAATTCATACATACGAAAAGCTTGGCAAAAATACGGTCAAGAATACCAGATGATGATACAGTACGACGAGTATGAAGATATGATAAACAAGTATTTATAATAAAATAAAATATGAACAAAGAGCGAGTTAAGAAGGTTGTTAAGAAAATGATGGCAGCAGGCGAGTCTGATGCTAAAATAAAACGTTTTATTAAAAACTCTAAAAGTGCTTTTAAACAACGTATATCAGATCTTCCAGAAAATCAACCTACAAATGCTTACACTCTAAACGTCAATTTTTTTGATTTAGAAAAGTATGGTCCAACAGCTTCAACAAATGTTCAAAAACAAATAGAAAAATTAAAAGAAGAAGCAGCGGATAGAGAAGAAGTGTATGAAGTAAGTGAATTTGAACGGAATCGAATTTATTTAGAAGAAGTTCAAAAATTAAAAGAAGAAGCAAGACTGCGACAAAAAGTTGAAATAGAAAAAGCAAATAAAAAAATAAATTTAGAAGATAGATATGAAAACGGTAATATAAGTGAAGAAGAGTTTGACTTAGAGTCTCAAAAGCTAGATGAAATATACGACAACTCTAAAAATAATGATGATTTATATTTTAGTAATTTAAGAGTAAAAAACAAGTATAACAAGGATATATCTGAAGAACAAAGAAAAGTTATTTTTGAAAGCATAGACTATGATCAATTATTAAATGACGAATTCAACAAAGCGCCTAGTGCTGATTATGTCACAAAATTTCAAGGCAAATCTTTGTCTGAAATGTTAGATGTAGATTTTAGTGGAAGTGTAGATGAAGAAGAAAGAAATGCCTACGATAGAAGAAACGCTCACAAAAAAATTGTCACTGATGGATTTAATAGTTTTATTGAAGATGACCCTGAGACATTTGTTCCGGGCGTTATGTCAATTGACGCGCCTATAGAAGAAATAGAAAAAGCAGCACAATTAGAAAAATTAAAATCTAACGCGAAAGATCTTGACAATGTTATAGATGCAGCATTAATACAAAGGTACGCGAGTCAAAACGGTATAGACTATGGACAAGCCGCAGAACTTTACCGCGATGCGGGTGAAGATGATTTTGAAGGAGAAGACCCGTTTGCTAACGATAGATACACAGATACAAGAGAATATTTATTAAATATCAAAGAGACAGATCCTGATTTTTACAAACAAATAAAGGAGTATTATATAAGTAGTACAACTAGTAAAAACTATAGAAGCGACGCTTCTAGACGAACAGGTAAAAAACTTGATTTTGAGTTTGGAAACGTCTTTGATCGTGATGCAGAAGGAGCTGGGTTATTTGTAGAGTCTAGAGAAAGACTTAAAGGCCAAGAAAAGTCTAAAGATATAAGATCTAAGCAACAAGAGGCTTATGAACAAGAGAAAAAAAGATTTGAGAACATAAGCAAACTTGCTGAAAAAACAGCTAAGAGTACTAGTGACCTTAAAAAAAAATTAGACGACATAGAGCTAGGTACTGTTACTGTCAATGGAGAAGTTTTAAAAGACAAAGAGGGAAAAAATGTTAAGCTTCCTAACAGTAAAGAAATACAAAAAATTTTAGATGAAAACGAAAAAATACAAAAAGGTGAGTATAAGACCGAAAAAGAATTAGATGAAGCTAAAAAGAAATTAGATGAAAACAATGAAAAAATTAATAGTTTAATTTCTGATTACCGTAGCACCGCAACAGCTTATAACACCAGTTTAGCTACTACTAAAGACCTATTCAAGTTGCAAAGTAAGTCTGTTGAAGATCAAATGGCTATAGTAGATAATATAGATGATTTTAGTGCTATTTTAGCGATGCAAGAAAAATCATATAATTTTGTTCAAAAAGGATCGGGTTCAATTTTAACTGGTTTTGCAGGTGCTGCTTCTGGGATTGATGAAGTTGTTGTAGGTGGTATGCATGATTTATTACAGTCTGCTGGTATTGTTGATGGTCCTTACGAACCTAAGTATGGTAGAAAAATGTTAGATGATTTTAGAAATTATATATCAGAAAAAACTACTTACAATACTAATTATTACAATTATCGAGTAGGTGATTTTGGAAACTATAAAACAGAGCAATTTGGTAGAACTCTAGAACTAATAGGTAACATGGCGCCTTTACTTCTTGCTACTTATATGACTAAAGGAGCGGCCGGAACAAAAATTTTAGGTATGTCACCTTTGACTATAGGTGTAATAAGTGCGACGTCAGTAGGTGGTGATTTAGAAAGAACGAGACTAGAAATGAAAAACAACCCGTTAGTTAAATACGAAGGTTGGCAAAGATATTCATCGGCTATTATACACGGTGTTACAGAGGTATTATCAGAAAGATTACTTGTTGGTCAAATAGGTAGAGTTTCTGATGCGTTGATGTTAGATGATTTTGCTAAATCCGGTGTAAAATCATTTGTTAAAAGTACTTTAAACCTAGGTACTAGAGGAGTTATGGATTCTTTTCAAGAAGGTTTTGGTGAAGGTGCAAATGCCTTTGCACAAAATTTAAGTGACAAATATTTATTGGGGCAAGACGTAGATTTAATGGATGGTGTTAGTCAAGCTTTTCTAGATGGTATGTTGGTTTCTGGAGCTATAAGCACGCCATTAATATTTAAAAACACTGTTAACCATTTAATACCTAATAAAATTCAAGCTGAATTATCAAAAACTAGTCAAGAGTTATTAGAATTAGAAAAAGAACTTGTAGATAATAGGTATAAATTAAATGAAGACGGCAGTAAAAAACAAAATGTAAAATCAACTTTAAGCCCAAAAAGAATAGCACAGATAGAAGCTAGAATGAACGAGCTTGTAAATAAGCAGACAGAACTACTTGAAACTCAAGTAAAAGGTAGCGTTAGCATGTCTACGCAAGATAAACAAAGATTACTAGATATTAGAGCTGAGAAACACAGATTAAGATCAGAGGCAAACACTGTGAACAATGAAGAAGGTTATACTAAAAAACAAAAAGAAAAAAAGCTTCAAGAATTAAAATACGAGTTTAGTAGATTAGAGAAAGAAAGAAACGATATACTAGAAGCTGACACTCGTACAGACGAAGAAAAAATAGCTGGGTATGAAAAATATAAACTAAGTATACAAAACAAAATAGTTAGCTATAGAGGAAGAAAAGATAAGGATCGAGACGTAGAAATGATAGAGCTCGAAACTAAGGAAGATGTCGAGACTTATATGAACGAGCAAATGTTAGAAGAAAATTCTTATATACAAGCTGAAGTCTATGCTGCAAAACGTCAGTTGCGACAAAACAAAGATTTTCGTAGCAGTGATATACAGACTAGACAGCACTCTGAACTTTCTCCAGAACGAAGATCTCAGTTAGAAAGTATAGTAAAAGAAGGAGAGGCTATAATAGAAAACAATTTAAAAGAGTCTAAAAAAGGCTCTAATCAGTTTGGTTTTATACATACAAAACACAACGGTGATTTAGTATTTGGTATTAACAAAGAAACTAGTTTAGCTAAAGGTGGAAGAATAACAACCGCCGCTCACGAATTTTTACACGCTACTTTATTTAATACTTTAAAAGGAGACCCTAGAATACAAAAATCTTTTGGCGATGCTTTAACTGGTTATGTAAACGGTAAGTTTGGAGGTGTTAACCAACAGTTTTTAGATAGAATGCAACCATATATAGGTGATGCTAATATGGGTGAAGAGATGATGACTGTTATGTCAGAGTCAATATTAGACGGTACTTTAGATTTTAATGAAGGGTTTTTTACTAAAATAGGAGATGGATTAAGAAGATTTTTTCAAAGAAGATTTCCTAATACTTTAGGTAAAATAAAGTTTGATAGTGGTAAAGATGTGTATAATTTTATAAAAGACTATAATGACAGTGTAGAAAAAAATTATACTAACAAAGCTATTGAAGATGTAATGGTTAGAGGTGCTGACGGTAAGTTAGTACCAGGCGTTAATCCTGTACTTAAACAACAAGCTGGTTATACTTACTCAAAAGCTAACCAGTTAGACATGATGCTTAAAAAGTATGGTGATAAAAATAGTTTAGTACAAAATGCTATAGCACAAAATGAAAATGGTGATTTAGTTGAAGACTTACAACAGTCTGAACTAGGCGAAGCTATGGGTGGTATGATAGAAACTATAACTAGGAGACTTTACGATGGTATACCTAAATCAGAGGTAAATAAAATAGAACTTACTAGAAAAAAATACAAAGACGCTTTGTTAACCGAGGCCGTAAAAATAATAAGTAAAGAGTATGATCCTGCTAAACAAAAACTTGATAAATTTATAAGTAGTAGATTAAATCTTAGAGCTAATGATTTAGCAAAAGATCTAGGTGTTCCACAGGAGTTTACTACAGAACTAGGTGCCGCTAAAGACGTAACGACACCAGAAGATAAGGTGCAACAAGAAACTATTGAGACTAAAAAACTAGGAGATAGATTAACTAAAGTAGATCCTGAACTTAAAAAAGAGTTAGCTGTTATAAAGAATAATATTATAAAGCAAATAGAAGCTAATCCTAATTTATACAAAGATAAAAACTATAAGTCTTTAAAAAATTTAGTTAGCAATGAAGTTCAAAGAATGTTTGGTATAATTCCTAAAGTAGGTAACTTAACTAAAGGTGATGTTAGAAGTGCTCAAATGTTTATCAATAAACATGCCGATACTTTAGTCGCTATGCTTCCTCAAGGTTTTACTTCAGATCAAACTTCTACTGGCGTACAAAATGTTTTATTAAAAGAATTTTATAATAAACGTTCTGTAAGAGCTAAGACAGGACCGGGTTTACAAGTACAAGTTAAAAAACCTAATTTAAACGTTAACGATTTTACTAGCGTGTTTGGTATAACAGAAAGAGGTAAACCTAATCTTTACAAAAAAGAAAGTAATACTAGCGCTAGAATAAAAGCTTTAGTTGAGCAAACAGGTAAGACTATAACTAACCAAACTATTAGAGAGCATTTACAAGAGACTAATCAACCTGTAGATTTAATAGCAAGACTAGGAGACGGTAAAAGTAAATTCATGTTTTCAAAAAATAAAGCTGTAAACGACATACTACAAAGAGATGGCGCATTAGGCGCAGCTGTAATAGAACGTTTATTTGATCTTACTAATAAAGAAATACATTATTACGGTGGTAATATGACAGCTTTATCTAATAATCAGCTAGCTGGTTTATTACCTCAAAAACAAATAGAAAAAATAGCACAAGACCTACAAGCTTTGTACGACTTAACAGTACCTAGTTATTTAGAAAGATCTAATTTATTTACATCGCCTACACCGTTAGGTTCTTTTGTAATAGACAAATACTTACAACTAAACGTTGAAGGTAGAGAAGGTTATGCTAGTTTGCTAGGTTTAACTGGTGAAAACTTTGTAGCATTAAAAGGAAATAAAACGGCTCAAGAGTCAGCTAGAGCATCTGTTAAATCACTAGCTACTGAACTAGATAGAATATATGGCAAAGGTTTTGCGTTAAGAACTTTATATAGAACTATATCTGCTCCTTCAAAAATACAAGATGGAGAGTTTATACCTGTTAAGCCTGGTAGTAATAAATTAAAGAAAAATCCTAATTGGACGCCTTATAAAACTTGGAGCCAAAACGAAATAAACAAACTTACTCAAAAACAAAAAGATAAACTAGGCCCTTTAGTAGCAGGTGTTACACCAAAACTAGATTCAAAAGGAAGGCAGCAGTCTCAAGACAATAGGTTAGGTTTGGCTGCGAATGCAATAGACGCTGCGCTACTATTGGGAGCAGAGCTAGACGCCAATGGAAAACCTATAGGTTTACCAACGACACCAGAGGGTACTAGTGATTACATGAAGGGTAGTTTAAATAGAATACCACAAGCAAGCAAAAGACCTGGGTTTATAGAACGTCAACAACAAAATAATGAAGATATAAGAAAAGTTATGGATGTTGTTAGAGAGCTTTATCAAGATAATTTTATAAATGGTAATCAGGTTATTTCTTTATTAGCAAACTTTAATGCCAACCAAGAAGGTATTACTAGAGCTTCTGCTATACTAGATTTTATTCCTGTAGATGATATAAACTACTCAAACAATAAGTTAAGGTTAGAGCACATGACACCTGCTTTAACTACAAATTTATATGCTTTAAAATATATATTTGCAGACAACACAACTTCTGAAGTGGCTAGAAAAGATTACAACGATATTATGGATAATTATCGTTTAGCTTATTTACCTGATGTTTACGATAAAATGGTAAACAAGTTTTATAAGTCAACCATGCCTTTTTATTGGACACCTGATGCTAGCGCTTTGTTAAGATATTATAACGCTGAGATGGCTGGTACTTTTGATTTACAAATGGAACAGTTATCTACAGGAATAGTTGTAGGGCCAGAATTAGCTACAGATAAAAAATTAGCTAAACAAGTTGAGAAAGGAAAGTTAAATGCTATTAACAAGTTATTAAATACAGCTTTAACACCAGCTGCTTTAGATAATGCAGGTATAGATTTAAATGAAGGTGCTAGAACAGCTAAAAAAGTATTTATGAATTCTAGAGCTATTAATGAATCTACACCAAGTAGAGGTATGTCTGCTTTTGATTTTGATGAAACGTTAATTGATAAAGGTGATAACACTATTATAGCTAGAAAAGGAAATGATGTTGTAGAAATTAGTTCTGGTAACTGGCCTTTACAAGGGCCTCAATATGCCGAGCTAGGGTATGAGTTTGACTTTAGTGATTTTATAAATGTTAAAGGCGGCGTAGCAGGGCCGTTGATGACTAAATTTAAAAACAGAATTAAAAAGTATGGTATTGAAAACAATTACATACTTACAGCTAGACCACAAGAAGCTGCGCCAGCAATTAAAGCTTGGTTAAAAACACAAGGTATAGATATGCCTATAGAAAATATAACTGGTCTAGGTAATAGTACTGGTGAAGCTAAGGCTATGTGGATAGCTAATAAATTTGCAGAAGGTTATAATGATATATACTTTGTAGACGATGCACTACCTAATGTTAAAGCTGTGGCAGATATGATAGATCAGTTAGACATTAAAGGTAAATCTGTTCAGGCTAAATTTAAATTTAGTAGACAGTTAAATCCAGAAATAAATAAAATAATAGAATCTACTAGAGAGCAAAGTTTAGATTTAAATAGAATAATAGAACAAACAAAAGGTGTTAAAGCAGAAGCTAGATACTCTGATGCTCAAGCTAGAATAAGAGGTAGTAGAAAAGATAGATTTAGTATGTTTAAATTCTTTGTACCACCTTCTGCTGAAGACTTCAAAGGTTTAATATATAGATTACTTTCACCGGGTAAATTAGGAGAGCAACAAATGGCGTTTTTTAAGAAAGCACTGTTTGATCCTTTTGCTAAAGGATATACTTCTTTAAACAAAGCTAAACAAAACTTAGATGCTGGTTATAGAAATATATTAAAAGCTCTACCTAGTGTAAAAAAATCTTTAGGCCAAACAGTCGAGGGTACTAATTTTACTAACGACCAAGCTGTTAGAGTTTATCTGTGGGATAAAAACAATGTAGAGATACCTGGTTTATCTAAAAGAGATCAACAAACTTTAGTTAATCATGTTAAGAGTAATACTGATTTATTATCTTTTGCTCAATCGCTAGAAGGTTTAGTTAACTTAGATACTGGATATTTAATACCTAATGATTATTGGTTAGTAGAAAGCACTAGTAGTGATATACAAACTATAAATGCAGAGGTTAGTAGAGCAGATCACTTGGCAGAGTTTATAAACAATAGAAGAGAAATGTTTGGTGAGTGGAAGGGACAAAGTTTAGATGGGCCTGTCATGAATAAGCTTCAAGCTGTATACGGTAACAATTATAGAGACGCGTTAGAAGATATACTTTGGCGTATGGAGTTTGGAACTAAAAGAGAAAAAGGAACTAATAGATTAGTAAATAAATTTAATAATTGGGCTAACCAATCAGTTGGTGCTATTATGTTCTTTAATATGAGATCTGCTTTGTTACAGACTATATCCTCTGTTAATTTTATTAATTGGTCAGATAATAATCCATTGAAAGCAGCCGCTGCGTTTGCTAATCAAAAACAGTTTTGGAAGGATTTTAGTATGATATTTAATTCTGATATGTTAAAGCAAAGGCGTGCTGGTAACCAAAGAGGTATTAATGAAGCTGAGCTAGCCTCATCAATAGCTGGCGCTAAAAATAAAGCTAAAGCCGCTTTGAACTGGTTGTTAACAAAAGGTTTCTTACCTACACAAATAGCGGATAGTTTTGCTATTGCTAGTGGTGGAGCTACGTTTTATAGAAATAGAGTTAATTCGTATTTAAAACAAGGACTAACACAACAGCAAGCAGAGTCACAAGCGTTTCAAGATTTTCAAGAAGTAACAGAGGAGTCACAGCAGTCTTCAAGACCTGATTTAATATCACAACAACAGGCTTCTCCACTAGGTAGATATATACTAGCTTTTAAAAATACGCCTATGCAGTACGCTAGGCTCATGAAAAAAGCTGTGTTAGATTTAGCTAACAATAGAGGTGATTTTAAAACTAACGTTAGTAAAATTATATATTATGGTATGGTTCAAAACTTAATATTTAACGGACTACAAGCTGCTTTAGGCGCCTTGATAGGTGATGACGAAGAAGAAAAAGATACTGAAACAAACAAAAGAATTATCAACGGTATGGTTGACTCTATTCTTGGTGGATTAGGATTTGGTGGTAATATCATTATGACTGTAAAAAACTCTTTACTAGAATATTTAAAACAAAGAGAAAGAGGTTGGAATGCAGATCACACTTATACTATTTTAAAAATAATAGGTTTGTCTCCTACAATAGGTAGTAAACTAAGAAAAATATATTCAGGTATACAAACAGAAAAGTTTAACAACGAAGTAATAAACGAAATGAGTTACTTTGATATTGACAACCCTGTTTATGAAGCTATAGCCAACGTTGTTTCTGGTACTACAAACATACCTTTAGATAGACTTATTAAAAAAGTAAATAATGTTGATGCTGCTATTACAGAAGAAATATCTACTATAGAAAGACTAGCTTTGTTAATGGGTTGGAATACTTGGGACCTAGGTATTGAAGACCAAGATATAATAGCTGTTGAAGAAGAGATAAAAGAAAGAAAAGACAAAGAAAGAAAAGAGAAAAACGAAAAGAAAAAATTAGAAAAGAAACAACAAAAGGAAAAAGAAAACGAAGTAAAAGAAAAAGAAAACAAAGAAAAAAATGATGATCGTTGTATATCTATAACTAGTAGTGGTAGCAGGTGTAAAAGAGAAGCTATATCAGACGGTTATTGTACTGTGCATGCTAAAGTAGAGCAGGGAGAAAAAGAAGTACAGTGTTCTAAAATTAAATCTAACGGTGATAGATGTAAGATGAAAACTAAAGCTAAAAGTGGATTATGTTTTTATCACGATTAAAAATAGCGAAAAACAAGTAATCTTATAAAAATAAAGTATACTAAAAAAAATGGCAAAAGAATTAAATGAAGACACTAGCTTTCAGGTAAGCATTAAGACTTTAGGCGGCATAGCAGCTTTAATAGCTACTTTAGTAGGTATGTGGTTTACACTACAAGCAGACATTGCAGAGGCAAAAGAGCTTCCAACACCACCAAGTCCTGAAGTTACACGTATGGAGTTTGACATGAAAGATCAAATGATTAGACAAACTATCATGACTACTCAAGAAGACGTTAAAGAAATTAAAAAGTCTATTGAAAAAATAGAAGAAAAACTTTACGAATAATGGAAGAAACTAAAACACCT